CCTGCCGCTGTATTGTCGAACGTTATAACAGGAGGAGATGTATAACCGCTTCCTCCATTTGTAACCGTTATCGCAGTGACGATTCCACCACTTACGGTCGCGACTGCTGTCGCTCCTTCGCCTCCACCTCCAGTAAAAATAACTATAGGTGGAGTTGCGTCTGTATATCCGGAACCTCCGTCTGTAATAGTGATACTTGCTACTGCAGACGTATTAGCTGTCTGCTTTATTTTTGTTGTTGTTCCTAACTTCCTAAATTCATCATAAATTATTGATGTAATCTCATATGACATTCTCGGCAAAACAATTTGCACTTCTTTGCTGAGGCTTGTATTTGTTCGAGCAAGATAATGCTGTCTTGGGCCATACGCAATAGGAACCTTAATAGGAGTTTGCAATATTCCATTGCTATCTCGTCGAGTGATAGCAATATCATTGAAAAGTGTCCCGAAAATACTTACGAGTTTTCTTATTGACTGATTATAAAAATATGTCCCGAGCATATTATCCTACAAATTTAGCGAAGAACTCTTCCATATCTCGCATTATTGAATTGATTGATCCTTGCATTTTATCAAATTGTTTCTCTTCTTTTGGTGTGACTGCTGAAGTAAATATCTTCGCGGCATGTTTTTCAATATCACTCAGCCATTTATTGTTTAATTTCTTTACGTTCTCTACCAGAGGATTTGTCTTTTCTTGTAATTCTCTATAAGTTTTCATTGTTCTTCCTTAAAAATTCCCGAAGGGATTCGTTTCTGTAAAGTCGATGACATCATCTGCTTCCGTCTCAATTACTGTATTATCTGCAAATGGATCATTTTCTTCGTTATCAAGATTTTCAAATGTTCTTTCGATATCATCGATTGCGGTGACACCTGTGTCAAGATCTTCTTGACTATATTCAAATAATTGACATGACAACTTCATTGTTGGTTTTGATCCCAAAGGATAGAATGGAAATTCGTCTTCCACAAAGGTAATTTCAAATAATCCTTTTGATAATGGGAAGTAAATTAAATCACCTTCACTTGGTTTTTCTTTACCTGTAATCTCTTCAAATCTCGAGGTGGATACTACTAAATCAACTGTGTCACGTATTTCTAAACCAAATTTAGAAATAAGATCGCCATCTCCACCGAATTGATCAATATCAGAAATATACATTTCTATTTCAAATGCGTTCTTAAAGGCAGATAATGGATCTTCGTTCAGTAATTTATCTTCTGCAATTAAAGTTCTGGGAGAATAAAGCATATCCATTCCATGAAACTGAACAGCTTCTCTCGACAAATCGTCAAGCAATCTTTGCTCATTTTGTTGAGTATACCAGTCGACATGAATATTTGTGGGCATATTATTTCTCTACTTGAAAGTGAACTTTCATACCATCTCTGGAAATTTCAATATTAGCAAATTCGGGATGACTTGAAAACTTTTGCAAATGTATTTTATTTAAAATAACGGTCTTATAAATTAATGTTACAGGGATTTCACTAAATCCCCCGCCACTCGCAACCACAACTTTATCCGGTCTCAATTCACCTTTAAACATACTTAATGAACTTGGTAACTTGCTTGCTTCTTGTAATTCTTGATATGTTTTCATTTCTCTATCCTAAAATGTCCATAGGTGGAAGAGTCCATTTATTTGGAACGTCTTCAATTAATTGTTTTATTTCTTCGGTTGCATCGTCAAATATTTTTCCACCATTTACTGTAATTCCGGTTGGTAATTGTACATTCTCAAACTTAGAAAGATTCATGCCCCATTGTTGTTTGATTAATGCAGTTGCATATTCTTTGAGAAAAGAATCGTTGTATACTTCTGTATATGTCTGTGGATCGAGGATCGCATAAGCCTCAATGACAATTACATCTCCTTCAGATAATCCATTCTCGCCCCATTTACTATCAATCCCAATTTGATTCTTTTTCTTATTGAATGTAAAACTTCTTTCTGTTGCTAACAATTTCTCGAGTAAAGAGAAATTGAGCTGATTCACATAATAATCAATAGATGAAACACCTGTGAAAGTATTCAAATCTGTAACACGTAATTGGAATTCTTGATCAAAGAAACTTCCAGAGAATATTCCTTTCGATGGAAATATTCTAATGACCCCTAAAATTGGGTCTGTTGCTGGAATATATCTATTTGTTATATCAGTAGATGTGACTGTATGTTGCAGAAAGACCTTTTCAATACCGTCAAATATATTTTCACCAAAGAATTGTAGGGCATCGTCAATTCTATCAGATATTTGTTCATCAGTGATGTTAACTTGATGAACAGGATGCCCTAATTTTCTTAAACAATATTCCTCAAGACCTAGTCGAGATGTTACCATTTCTTTTCCTTAAGATAAACTGTGCATTGTACAATTGCTACACGGTTATTTACGCTATCTACTGCTGATTGTATTCTGCAATAATTATTTATTACGCATGAATTTAATAATATTGAAAGAACAATTATTCCTTTAAACATTATAATCCGGCTGGAATAAGTTTTGTTAATTTATCAATTTTCTGTACAAGATCACCAAAGGTTTTGTCTAATTTATGAACTTCAAGACTCGCATTCCATACATCTGCGGCAATAGATCCTGGATCGGTATCAATAGTATCAATCAAATTACTAGTGGTCAAACTTGTTACGATATTCCAATCGCCTAAAGTCGGTACAAATGGATTTGCACCATCGTCTGAGAATAGATTACCATCTACTTCTAATCGATGATTTCCTTCCCAAGTTCTAATCTTCCATCCATTAATCAAGAAAAATGTCGATCCCAAAAATCTGCCTGGAATAGTTGGATCTCCGCCAACTCCTCGCATCGCCGCTAGATATTTTGTATTGTCTCTATTTAACATCCATTGCTTCCACGAAGAATATAAATGAGATTTAATATCAATTGACGTGACGCCATTATTGATTAGGATAAGTTTATTCGGGCCATCAAATGTTACACGATGATATTGAGTTAAATCCCAATAATCACCCCAGCCGAATGTAGCAAGAGTCATTATCCTAATTCATCCCAATGAATTACTCCTCTAATATTAGATGTTCCTGTAACTGTTTCTGCCATAATTACGTATATATTTTGAGTTCCGTCTGCGTCTAATCGGACATATTCTCCTAAATAATCAAACACATCTAGTGGTATATTATCTCCTCCAGCAGGACAATACCACGAATCAATAACAGTTCCTCCAGTTATTGAAGTAGCTGATATATCATATTCGGCACCACTTTCTCCTCCGGCAGAAACCCATGAATCACCTACAGCAGAACTTGGATTTTTTATAAGCTGGATCATAATAACTTCAGCTGAAGAATAGAATGACATACGAGTTGGAATTATTGCAATTCTATTTGGTTGACTATTAACAAGAGTCTTTGGTCTGATAGAAACAATTGGTTTTGCAGTTGTAGTTCCAGCAACGTCTGTATTTCTTATTGCAGAAAAATGTCTTATGTTTGGCCTGAAATCACCTTCGGTTCTAACTACCGCAGTTGTCATTTTTATTTCACTTGACGAAACTGCAGTACCTGTATTTTCAATTTCATACCGAATTGGTAAAGTGGCCGTTTTAGCCCATGCACTTGAAGTTATATTCCCGTTTTGAATCATATGAACAGGAATTTCTACTCCGTCTGGTCTAAAAATACCAAACACAATATTACCACCACCTAACCATTGTAAATCAATTGTATAGATATTATTTTTCGTAACGTCTAATGTCATGTTAGATAAACCTGTGCCATCCAGTTTATCCATATCCCACGAAGATTGTGCTATTCGAGTTTCAACAACCGATCCAGTTACAGAAGATCGCAATACAACGTATAGAGTGGTATCATCTAATTCAAAATAAACTCCATCATTATCATCAAAATATCCCCATCGTCTTCTAACATTTGTTTTCCCGGAATCGCCAAGAACGGCAGTCATTAAAATTGAATGTCCGACTCCTGGTTGATAGTGATGATACTTATGTGTCGTTCTTTGAGACAACGCACCCAAAACAGTTCCTGCTGTATCTAATACAACTGACGAATCATCGCCACTGTAAG